CGAAGTCCATCAAAAAGGCTACTCGTGAAGTAGCTAAGGAATACCGTCGCGATCAGCGGCATGAGACACGGGATAAGGACGAAGCGAAAGAAACTGAATGAGTAGTGAACTCTTAACATCGCTGAAGGATGCCATATCGGAAGGGTTGAGAAGCCGCACGTTGGGCAATTGTTCCAGGTGGGCATCTTACCGCCGCATCATGGGTGGTGATTTTCCTGGGCCTTATGGCTACAAGCATCATCCGTGGGTCAGGGATATCCATGACTCGAAAGCTTCGTTTAACACAGCCATGAAGGCTGCTCAGATGGGCATCACGGAAGTTGCTATCAATGTGGCATTTTTCATGATCGACGTATTGAAGAAAGACGTTCTTTATGTTCTCCCTACGGAGAAAAACGCTGGCGACTTTGCGAAGGGCCGATTCAATGTAGCCTTGCTTTATAGTCCTTACTTGAAGCAACTCTTCACTGACACGAACACCATTGCCCTGAAGCAAGCTGGCGGCGTGACTTTGTATATTCGAGGAAGTCGTGGAGATTCAAATCTGAAATCACTACCTGTCGCCACCCTGATTCTTGATGAATTAGACGAGATGGATCAGAAGCAAGTTTGGTTGGCATTAGAGCGGTTGTCAGGGCATATTGAGAAAAAGGTTTGGGCCATTTCAACCCCGACAGCCCCTAAATATGGAATACACAAACTCTTTATGCAAGGCACTCAGGAGCGGTATATCTTCCAGTGCCCGCATTGCAGTCGGCGTACCGAGCTTATTTGGCCCGATTGTATGGAGATCATGGGTGACACAATCACTGATCCGAGGATAAAAGAGAGCTTCCTGAAGTGTAAGGAATGCAACCAAAAATTAGAGCACGAAGACAAGCCCAATTGGCTGTCTACAGGAGTTTGGGAAGCTGAGGCTGAGGGGACGGGCGATCACCGTTCTTGGTACATAAACCAGTTGTATTCGTATACGGCAACTCCAGCAGAAATCGTACTAGCACATTTTCGGGGCTTAGGAGATGAGGCAGCTTTATGTGAATTCCATAACTCTAAGCTTGGTATGCCATTCATCCCTGATGGTGGTCAGGTAACGGATGAAGAGTTAGAAATCAGTGTAGCAAACTACACTAAGCAAGAGTCAAAGAATCGACCTGCTGTTGGCGGCGACAGGATGATTACGATGGGCGTTGACCAGGGGAAAGTAAATCACGTAGTTGTGATGGAGTATTTCTTTGATGATTACAACTATGATATAAATGCGGCGGCGTTTGCTAAGTTACTGTGGGAAGGAAAAGTTCCTGGAGACAAGTTTGAAGAACTCGATAAACTGATGCGAGAGTGGCAAGTTATGGGGTGTGTTATTGATGCTGACCCACAGATCAATGATGCACGTCGATTTGCACGACGCTTTCACGGCTATGTCCATCTCTGTCGATACAGACGTGGGAAGACTGGCAAGGAAATTTCAGTAAGTGAAGAGAACGAAGGCGCACCTATTGCTACAGTTGACCGGACGAATTGGTTAGACGCAACGTTAGGACGTTTTCACAGTGATCGTATCCACTTACCTGCTGATATAAGCTTTGAGTTTCGTGACCACATGAAAAATCTTGTGCGGACCTACGAAAGAGATGAGAACAATAATCCCAAAGCAACCTACCTAACTACGGGACCAGATCACTTTGCACACTGCTTGAACTACGCAGAAATCGCTCTGCCATTAGCAGCGTCAATTGTAACCGGTCGCGATATCGGCCGCTTTCTTTGATGGGAAATAGGAAAAACAAATGGCTAACGATAAATTCCGAATCATCGACGTAAGACACCCTTCTATTGCCTACGATTCCGGCTCCTGGTATGAGTGGCGTGAGACTTATGAAGGTGGTTATTACTACACGCAACAAAACCTGAAAAAGTTTTCAGAGCGTGAATCTGACGATGACTACTTTAGTCGCATGGATATTACACCTACCCCAGCATATGCTAAAGCTGCTGTGAATGATATCCGGAACTCAATTTTCCAACGAATGCATGATATCATTCGTAAAAATGGCAGTAAAGATTACAAGAGGGCTGTAGCAGGGGAAATGGGTGGAGTTGATATGAAAGGAACTAGCATGAATGCCTTTGTTGGCATTGATGTACTTACAGAGTTGCTTGTAATGGGCAAGGTTGGTGTGTTTATTGACGCCCCAAGAGCGACAGGAGACTCCTTAGCCGATGTGAATGGCGCACGTCCTTATTTGTACCGTTACAAGGTTGAAGATATCCTCTCGTGGGCTTGTACTAAACCAGAAGAGCCGATGGAGTTTCAAGCCGTGTTGCTCCGTGACAAAGGTTTGGATTTTGTCACACATGAGATAGAGGCAATCGAATTGCCTTACGGGGAATATGAACGCTATCGACTACTTTGGGTTGACAAGGAAGATGGCTTTGTTCGTGTGCAATTTTACGATCAAGTTGGAAATCCCATTGACTCCGATGGTGAACCTCAGATTGTTGAAGAGCCGCTAGTTTTGGCCCTAACCAGAATCCCGTTTGTACTGCTCGATATTGGCGACAGTCTTTTGAAGGACGTAGTAAAACATCAAGTTGCATTACTGAATCTAGGCTCAAGTGATGTAGCCTATGCCTTAAAGGCCAACTTCCCATTCTATATTGAGCAACAAGATATGAGGGCGGTCGGTGACCATCTAAAACATGGAGTTAATCCTGACGGCACAGCTACCTCTGGTGGTCAGAGGTCAATGAATAAGGAGATAAATGTAGGCCCAACACATGGTCGAATCTACGATATCAGAGCGGCTGCGCCAGGATTCATCCATCCCTCGCCCGAGCCTTTAGAAGCCTCCCTAAATCTACAAGCAAAACTTGAGGACGATATTCGCAAACTTGTCAATTTGGAAGTTCAGAATAAGGTCGGACGATTGGCTTCTTCTGCTGAAGCTATGAAAATGAGCGACCAAGGACTCGAAGCTGGCCTCTCATATATCGGGCTTGTACTAGAAGGTGCCGAGAGGAAAATTTGTAGTCACTGGGCAGCGTATGAAGAACGTCAGGTGAAGAAGCGATCAATCGCAACAATCAAATATCCTGATCGCTACAGCTTGAAAACAGATCTCGACCGCATTGAAGAAGCCACCAGACTCTCTGAATTGATGTTTACTGTCCCAGGTACAACAGTAAAGAGGGAACTTGCAAAAGACATTGTAACAGCCTTGCTCGGTGGAAAAATCAATGTTGATACTATGGACGTAATATTCGCTGAAATCAGCAAGGCTGATTATACAACTAGCGATCCGACTGTCATTATCCAGGCCAAGGAAGCCGGTCTCGTTAGTGAGCAAACCGCTTCATTAGCTCTTGGCTTCGCAGAAGATGAGTATTTACAAGCTCGGAAAGATCATGCCGACAGGGCTGCCCGAATTCTGTTGGCACAAACATCTGCCCAACAAGCTGGTGGCGGTGCCGGTGGTATTGAGAGTGCCAGTGCTCGTGGGGTAGCGGATATCGCCGCCGAACCAGAACGCGAGGGCAGTGAAGAACGAGGACAAGCTACGGAGACCACATTAAAAGAGACAACAAAAAAGCCTCAACGCGGCGAAGCAAAATAAGGAGTTAGACATGAGTCTTCCTGTTAAACAAAGTGGTCCAGTATTTCAAACTGGAATTGGGACCGTTGGAAATGGTTCCTCTCAACAACTTACCCCGGCGCCTTTTGGTGCTGTGAAAAGCGTGTACATCAAATGCACTAATGGAACTATTTACGTTGGTCCAAAGGAAGCTGTAACGTCATCCACTGGCTACCCATTAGTAGCGGCAGGTGACAATGCTGTTGAAATTGCTATTGACGATCCAAGCAAAGTTTGGGTCATTGGCGCGGCTGGGGGTCAAACATACAAATGGCTGGCTAGTTAAGAAGGGATGTTGCTATGTATAATTACTATGGGACATTAGCGGAAGCTAACGAGTATTTTGATAACCGACTTCATGAGGAAGCTTGGTACAATGCTCCTGCGGATGACCGTCCCAAGGCTTTAATCAAAGCAACACAACTTATAGACGCTTTGAATTTCAAGGGTTACAGAGCGACCGTCTATGACATCACGTATGATTATGACGGAACACCCCTTTATCCTACAGAAGAGGAAATTCGTGAAGCGGAAGAGGAGCAGGAATTGGAGTTCCCGCGAGGCGAAGATGTTGATGTCCCAGATCCAATTAAGCTTGGATGCTGGGAAATCGCACACGCCCTATTGGATGGAGTCGACCCAGATCTCGATATTGAGAACCTTGGCGTGTCAAGCCAAGGGTACGCGTCTGTACGGACTACCTACGCCCGTTCACAAGCGCTGGTGGAGCATCTCATGCATGGCATTCCTAGTGCCACGGCTTGGAGATACATAAAACCATTCTTGCGTGACGCAGATGAAGTAAAACTAAGTAGGGTTGATTAAGGAGCGTAAAATGAAACGCGATTTTGATTTTCTGTGCAGTTTCCCCATCCTTGCATGTTTCGACAACGGCGATGATGCTGGCGGCGATGGTGGTGGAGATGGTGGAAGTAGTGGTTACACCACTGAGTTTGATGATGATAGTAACTCTGATGACAGTCACGTTTCCACTTTGGAAGCTAAACTGAAATCAGCAGAGGAAGATGCGAAAGCGGCTCACGAGGAGGCGGATCGAAAGTCTGCACAAGTGAGGCTAGCGAGCACAGAGGCGGCAGCGGCAAAAGACCGAGCTTTCAGTCAAGAGGACATGAATCGTTTCTTGGCCGATGACAGACGAAAACATGGGGAGAAGTACAAGAAGCTTGAAGGAGCTTATCAAGAGATCATTGCTGACAAGAATCTGGCTGCTGAGGCCCGTGAGAAGCTTGAATCCGAATTGCAGGATTTGCAGAAGACTTTCCGAACGAAAAAGTCACAGGAAGAGTATGACCGAAAGCAAGAACGAGAGCGTTTTACGCAAGAAGTAACTGGCTACAAAGAGGCCGCAAATAAATGGGAACACATGTACAAAGATTCTGCTATTCAACGGTCGCTACAAGATTCAGCGATTGCAGCAGAAGCTTTCAATCCGGCCCAGATTATCGGGCTCCTTCGGCCGATGACAGAAATGCGTCCAGCAACAGACGCAGACGGCAACGAACTTACAGACCAAATGGTCCCAAAAGTAGACTTCCCAGATATCAACGCGGAAACTGGGCACGCTGAAATTACACTTCGCACCCCCCAAGAAGCTGTGCAACGGATGAAAGAATTGCCCGAACAATGGGGCAATCTTTTCCGTGCTAACGTTGTCAGTGGAATTGGGTCCGGTGCCGCTACTGGTGGCGTTACATCAGGCGAAGGTGGGCGAATTGACGTTACGAAACTCTCTCCCGAGCAGTATCGTAAGCTGCGCAAGGAAAACCCGGAAGCCTTGGGCCTACGACGTTAGTCCACTAAACTTCAATAACCGGGGTGGTGCTTTTAACTAGATTGTTAGTTGCCCTATGTGGGGGCAGCACGGAACCTGCCCTTATTAGGGCGTTAATTGACTGGAGTAAATCTATGAACCTTCTGTATGCGAATCCTGTTGTGGCTTGTTTTGCCAACAACAATGATGCGTTGATCCCGGAACTTTGGGCACAGGAAGGTCTTGCCATTCTCGAAGAGAACATGGTTATGGCCCGCCTCGTCCATCGGGATTTTAGTGACGAAATCGCCAACTTTGGTGATGTGGTAAACACTCGGCGTCCGTCCGAGTTCACTACGCGGCGTAAGACTGACGCTGACGATGTGGAAAACCAAGATGCTGTCAGCACAAACGTGCAGGTCCCGCTTGACCAGCATGTTTATGTTTCGTTTACGATCAAGGACGGCGAAGCCACAAAGGCTTTCCAGGACTTGGTGGATATCTATCTGACCCCTGCCGCAATGCAAATTGCGCGAACGATTGATAGGGTTTTGATCGGGCAAGCTCACCAATTCCTTGATAATAAGGTCGGTCGTCTGATGGAGATGAGCGAGTCGAATGCCAAGGACTTCATGTTGGAAGCACGGGAAAAGATGAACGTCAACAAGGCGTATTCTTCGGGGCGGAACCTGATTCTGTCTCCTCAGTCTGAGACTGAGATGTTGAAGACGGAACTGTTCATCAGTGCTGAAAAACGTGGCGACGAAGGTACAGCCCTTCGTGAAG